GCTTTGCTTCCGGTAATTCAAGAATTGACCGCGTTTATTCTGAGCGATGTTGTGCCTGTTGTTCAAAGCTTTGTTGATGGTTTGACTGGACAGGATGGCCTTAAAGACGGATTGACCGATTCACAGGTGACAGCCATTGAATGGGGCAAAAAAATTAGAAATCTTATTGGAACAGTCATAGAGCTTAAAGATGAATTAATTGCTGTGGCAGCCGTTATTGGCACACTTTTTGTTGTGTCCAAAATTAGTGCGGCTGTTGTGGCTACTATTGCTTTAATTAATACTTTAATCAAGGCTTATAATTTGCTTAAGGCATCAGCCATTGTTGCTGGTATTGCAACGGCATTTGCGCTTAATCCATTGCTTGGTGTTGGCGCGGTGGCATTAGCTGCTGGTGTTTTAGCTGGAGCAAATGCTCTGGCACGATCAAGTGATACCCCCGGCGCAGAAACTTTTGCCACAGGTGGCGCACCCGGAGCAATCAGCGGTGGTAGTAGATCAACGACCAGCACAACTATTTCTGGCGGTGGGGCTGGTGGCGGTGGTGTAGCCACAGCTGTGAAAACAGCTGAAATTGCTACAAAAGCCATTACTGGTGGCATTACAGATTCACAAAATGCAGCGCGTTTGATAGCGCAAGGCGGCGGTGGTTTTACTGACTCTCAGAACGCTGCACGATTAGCAGCTCAAGGTGGAATTACAATAAATGTCAATGCTCCATCAATTATTGATGAGGAGGCATTTAGCCGAGCCACTACAAACGCTTTGAACAATTCAAGTTTTAGAGGCACAAACGGAGCTTCCAATCTGGTGTTTTTATGACATTATTTAATCCGGTTTGGCGTGTCACTATTGGCGGCGTTCAATATCAAACCGCTATTTTGGCCAATCTTACAATTACTAGCGGGCGCACCAACATTTATGAGCAAGCCAATGCTGGTTACACAAACCTTGAAATAATCAATTTAGATCAATCAAATGTGCTGATTGAAATCAATGATTCGCTAACAATTGAGCTGCAAGATTCCACAGCTACATTTGTGCCAATTTTTGGTGGATCAGTGGTTGATGTCGGCATTGCCGTGGCCGAGGTTGGTGGCATTGATTATGCTCAACGCATCAGAATTGTTGCATTGGGTGCATTGGCTAGATTGCCAAAAGCTCTTACCGAAGGCGTTTTGACCGATGATTTTGATGGCAATCAGATTTACAAAATTTTAAAACAGGTTTTGTTCAACTCATGGCAAGAAGTCCCACAAGCCTTGACATGGGCCACTTATAATCCAACGACTCAATGGCAGGATGCCGAAAATAGCGGATTGGGTGAAATTGATCAGCCGGGCAATTATGAGCTGGAAAATCGCGGTGCAGACACAACCGATGTGTATTCATTAGTATCAGCTTTAGCCACATCGGGTCTTGGTTACATTTATGAAAATGCTCAAGGCCAAATTTCTTATGCAGATTCCACGCACCGCACAACCTATTTAGCTGCAAATGGCTATGTGGATTTAACCGCCAATGAAGCTTTGGCATCGGGTTTGAGCATCCAATCGCGTGCTGGAGATGTGCGAAATACCATCACGCTCAGATATGGCAACAATTCAGCTTTGGAGGTCAGCGCGGTTAATCCTGCATCGGTTGGCCTATATGGCCAGCTTGCACAGATATTCACAACGACCATCAAACACGCAGCCGATGCCCAAGATCAGGCAGATTTCTATTTGGAGCTCAGAGCCTATCCACGATTCAATTTTAACAACATCACATTTGAGCTGACTAATCCAGAGCTCGATGATGCCGACCGCGATGATCTCATCAATGTGTTCATGGGTATGCCTGTCAATCTAGCCAATCTGCCACTCAACATGAGTTCCGGCGATTTTCTTGGTTTCGTTGAAGGCTGGACATTCTCGGCCAGATATAATCAGGTAAGCGTTTCTTTAATTATGTCACCGATTTCATTTTCATTGCAAGCCATGCGATGGAATGACGTACCGGTAACAGAGCAATGGAACACAATCAATCCAACATTGGATTGGATAAATGCCACAATCGTGGCGTAAGGAGAAAACATGAGCAATCCAACGAGCAATTTTGCATGGCAAATGCCAACAGCCACGGATTTGGTTACAGATTTGCCTGCCGATTTTGAGGTTTTTGGGCAAGCTGTAGATTCATCAATGGCTGATTTACTAGGTGGCACAGCCGGCCAGATTCTTGCAAAAAATACAAATGCCAACATGGATTTTGTGTGGATCACAAATGATGTGGGTGACATTACAGCCGTGACAGCCGGAACAGGCATTACAGGCGGTGGCACATCAGGTGCGGTCACGATTACAAATGACATGGCAACAACAATCACCGCAGCAGGTGACATTGTGGTCGGTACAGGTTCAGGTACTTATGACAATTTACCAATTGGTACAACGGCGCAGGTTTTAACGGCAGATACAACAGTAAGCCCATATAAAGTAAAATGGGCTGCACCAGCTGTTGCTTCGAGCGGTTTAACTTTTTTAACTCGTTCTACATTCACAAATGTCGCTACTACAGGTACTACTTTTGATAATTTTTTTACTTCTGCCTATACCAATTATTTTGTAACATTTACAGACTGGAAAGCAGTTACTGGCGCAAATGACCCAATTTTGCAAATGCTTTATTCAGGTTCTACGCAAGCAAGTGGTTATTATGCTGCCTCTTTTGGCCTGAATTATGCAGCAACTCAATCAACTAGAGTAAATAATGCTGCGACTGAATGCACATTATTTAATGAAATGGGTGACGGACAAGGCACAAAAGGTTTTATGTATTTCCATAAAGTTGGTAATAGCAGTCAAAGCCCGTCGTGGGAAGGTCAATTTTGGAATCAAGATGACGCGGTTGGATATTTCCACGGTGGTTCAAACACGGTTGCACGCACTTATACAGGTTTTGTACTTAAATCATCATCAACTAACATATCTGGAACAGTTACTATCTATGGATTGGCGAACTCATAATGACAAAACTTGGAGAAATGATTGACATAATTAAATTAGAAAATCCTGATGGTTTGCGCGTTGGTAGCGATGAGGCAGGTTATACAAATTTGACACCTGCTGAATATACGGCGCAGGTAGCAGAATGGGCGCAAAATCGTTTGGATAAACAAGCCAAGATTGCAGCCCAAGAAGCAGAGGCCGAAAAAGCCAAGATTGACAAAGCAGCATTACTAGTCAAACTAGACATTACTGCCGATCAAGCGAAGCTTTTATTGTTGTGACATTTCCACAAGGCACATTGCCTCGCATGATTCAGGTTGCGCTTGCTGAAAATGGCGTAGCTGAGACTGGAGAAAACGAGACAAAGTATGGCAAACACATGAAGGCCGACAAGCTGCCATGGTGTGGGTCATTCCTTAATTGGTGCGCGGATCAAGCCGGTGTCAAAGTGCCAAATGTAGTAAGCACCAAAGCTGGCGCTGAGGCATTTAAGAAAATGAATCAATGGCACACAAAGCCAAAGATTGGTGATTTTGTGTTTTTTGATTTTGTCATTGATGACAAGGTGACAATTAATCACATCGGTTTGGTGATTCGAGTATCGGAAAAGCAAATTGTGACGATTGAAGGAAACACATCGGGAGCTGGAGATCAACGAAATGGCGGTGAAGTGATGGTCAAATCACGAACCTTGGGAGCGCAATCATTTGTTGTGGGATATGGCCGCCCGGCTTATGTCTCATTTACCGGTGATTTACCGGACAGACCCAAAGGAGAGAAATAATGGATCAAGCAAAAGCTTTATTGGCATCATGGGCGAGAAGCTCTGTTGCTGGAATGTTAGCTGTGTGGATGACTGGTAATCAGAATCCAAAGGATTTAGCAATGGGGTTGGTCGCAGGTTTAGTGCCAATGCTTGCGCGTTGGGCAAATCCTAAAGATGACCTTGGCCTAAAGAAGTGAGTGTGGGTGAATGGATGGCGGTTGGTGGTTTTGTTATTGTTTTGCTGACTGCCATTTATTCATCAATGAGATTCATGGTGAAATCGATCATGCGGGAGCTGCAACCCAATGCAGGCAATTCGCTCAAGGATCAGGTAA